CAGCTCTGGACTACATAGACCTCTATAGAAAATTTACTTATACTGCACAGGAAAGCTATAAACTAGACTACATTGCCAAGGTAGAGTTAGGCAAAGAAAAACTAAGCTATGATGAATACGACAGCTTCCGAGACTTTTATAAAAATGACTGGCAGAAATTCGTAGAGTACAACGTGGTAGATACCGAGCTTGTAGATCAGCTCGAAGAAAAAATGAAGCTCATTGAGCTCATCCTAACCATGGCCTATGATGCCAAGTGTAACTTTACCGACATTTTCAGTGCAGTTCGAACCTGGGATTGCATTTTATACAATCATCTCTGGAACAAGAACATCATTGTACATCAGCGTGACACCAGCAAACGTGCTCGCCAGATCATTGGAGCCTATGTCAAGGAACCACGTCCTGGCAAGTATGATTGGGTGGTGAGTTTTGATGCCACCAGTCTGTATCCCAGCATCATCATGCAGTACAATCTAAGTCCCGAAACCATGGTGCCAGGCTTCTTGCAGACCACCATAGAAGAACTACTGGATCAGAAGCACAATCTGCATAGCCTAAAAGAAGATGGATTGTGTTTAACGGCCAATGGTTATAACTTTAAAACTGATACTCAGGGCGTGTTTCCAGAGATAGTTCAAAAGTTGTTCGATGATCGACAGAAATACAAGAAGCAGATGATTGAAGCTCAAAAGCAGTATGAGCTGACCAAGCAGCCGTTCCATCAGAATCAGATTGCCAAATTTAATAACTTTCAGATGGCTCGAAAGATTCAGCTCAATAGTTTGTTTGGTGCCTGGGGCAATGAGTTCTTCAGATACTATGACGATCGCATCGCCGAAGGCATCACACTGACCGGACAATACATCATTCAGACTGTTGGCCTGGAGTTGAATCGTTGGCTGAACCAGATCTGTGGTACCACCAATGTAGATTATAGTTTTTATTCGGACACTGATTCATGCTATGTTACTCTGGATCCTTTGGTGCAAAAATTCTATAAGGATCTACCCAAGGACAAGATTGTCGAAATACTAGACAAGATTTGTGCGGAAAAGATTGAATCTGTACTAAACAAGGCCTGCGACAAGCTAGCCGACTATACCAATGCCTTTGACAAGAAGATAAAGTTTAAGCGTGAAGCCATTGCTGATAGAGGCATTTGGGTTGCCAAGAAAAGGTATGCCTTAAATGTTTATAATAACGAAGGTGTTAGCTATGCTGAGCCTAAACTTAAAGTCATGGGCCTGGAGATTGTTCGTTCAAGCACTCCTGAATATGCTCGTAAGGCTCTTAAGAAAGCAGTTGGTCTTGCGCTTACAAAGAATGAAGCAACGCTTCAGAAATTTATTCAGGAAACCGAAAGCGAATACCGACAGCTCAGACCCGAAGCCATAGCCTTTCCGCGTGGTGTGAATGGATTAACTGAATATGGTGATGCAGCCAAGATCTATCGCAAGGGAACGCCCATGCATGTTCGTGCCAGTCTGTTGTACAATCATCAGCTCAAGGTTCGAAGTCTGGAAAAGAAATATGAACGCATTCGCGAAGGTGACAAGATCAAGTTCATCTATCTAAAAGTTCCCAATAACATTGGTGAAAATTGCATTGCCTTCATAGGCAGCATACCCGCAGAGTTCGATCTGCAGAAGTTCATTGATTATGATACCATGTTCCAGAAGTCCTTTCTGGAACCATTAAATACTATTCTAGAAGGCATGGGTTGGTCAGCCAAACCACAGGCCACTCTAGAGAGTCTTTTTGCCTAATGGTCATCGATTTTCATACATCAACATACTACAATACTAAAAATACAGGAGATATACATGTCACTCATAGATAGACTCAAAAAGAATTCAACCATCAAAGACACCGAAATACTTAACCGAAGCAAGTTCTTCAATGCCAAGGACATGATTCAGACTTCGGTTCCCATGATCAACGTTGCTCTGAGCGGCAGACTAGACGGCGGCCTTACACCAGGGCTCACTGTATTTGCCGGTCCTAGCAAACACTTTAAGACAGCCTTTGCGCTCTTGTTGGCCAAGAGCTACATGGAGAAGTACAATGACGCCGTTGTTTTATTTTACGATAGCGAGTTTGGTAGTCCTCAATCTTATTTTGACAGCTTTGGTATTGATACCGGCCGAGTCGTCCATACTCCGATTACGGATATTGAACAGCTCAAACACGATAGCATGGCGCAGCTTAATAGCATTGAACGTGGTGATCATATCATTATTATTGTTGACTCAGTTGGCAACCTAGCCAGCAAGAAAGAAGTCGAAGATGCACTCGAAGGCAAAAGCGTAGCCGACATGAGTCGAGCCAAGCAGCTCAAGAGTTTGTTCCGCATGGTAACGCCGCATCTGACCATCAAAGACATTCCCATGATTGTGGTCAATCATACCTATAAAGAAATGGGACTGTTTCCCAAGGATGTCGTAAGTGGTGGTACTGGTGTTTACTATAGCGCCGACAACATCTACATCATCGGTCGCCAGCAAGAAAAAGAAGGTCAGGAGCTCATTGGATATAACTTCATCATCAATGTGGAAAAGAGTCGTCATGTTCGTGAAAAGAGCAAGATTCCCATTGAGGTAAGCTTCGAAGGTGGCATCAGTCAATGGTCCGGTCTCTTGGACATTGCCATGGAAGGTGGTTTTGTGGTCAAACCCAGCAATGGCTGGTATGCACACAAGGGCTCAGAAACCAAGTATCGACAAAAAGATACCTATAGCAAGGACTTTTGGATGCCCATCATAACCAACAAAGAGTTCAGAGATTACATCAAGGATCAATATCAGGTCAGCAATACCAGTTTGGTGCAGACCGATCTCAGCACACAAGAATTAGATGAGGAGTTTGAAAATGCTGGTCAAGTATAGTCCCTGGAGACATGGTGAAGAAGTTTGGGGAGTAAAAATCGAAGAGGGGCAATTCAATGAAACTGTAATCAGCATCAACAGCATTGATCTTTCCGATGAAAGCAACGACGTTGCCATAGATTTTAATTTCTTAAGTACTACACCGGGCACAGATCCCGAGCGCAACGACAAAGATGCTTTTGATGGCATCTTGGCACCCATCATCGAAGATATCATTCACAAAGCCGTACAACACTATCAAGAGCATGAAGCTAGAAACACTGATACTCAGTAGTTTGATTCACAACGTCGATTATGCCCGCAGCATTTTGCCGTTTGTTCGTTCCGAATATTTCAATGACGAAGCCGAACGACATGTGTTCAACATAATCGACGAATTCTACAAGACCTACAACAAGGCTCCCAACATCGATGTACTGACCATTGAACTTCAGAACGATCGAAGTCTCAAGGAGAATGAATACAAGACACGAGCAGAAATTGTCATCAATCTCGAACCCAGCACAGCTGAAATGGACTGGCTCATGGCCGAGACCGAAAAGTTCTGCAAGGATCGAGCCGTGTACAATGCCATACTAAAGAGCATCGGCATCATTGATGGCAAGGATCGTGAACACAATCAGGATGCCATACCCAGCCTATTGCAAGAAGCTCTAAGCGTTGGATTCGACAATCGTGTAGGGCATGACTATCTGGAAGATGCAGCCATTCGCTATGACTTCTATCACAAGGTAGAAAATCGCATTCCATTTGATTTGGATCTGTTCAATAAAATTACCAATGGTGGCATGCCCAACAAGACTCTCAATGTAGCCTTGGCAGGGACGGGTGTTGGTAAAAGTTTGTTCATGTGTCACGTCGCAGCCAGCACCCTTACACAGGGCAAGAATGTCCTGTACATTACCATGGAGATGGCCGAAGAGCGCATCGCAGAACGCATTGATGCCAATTTGATGAATATCACCATGGACCAGCTCAAGGATCTGCCCAGGCCCATCTTTGACAATCGTGTTGCCAAGATCACAGAAAAGACACAGGGCCGACTCATCATCAAAGAGTATCCAACTGCAGGTGCACATACCGGTCACTTCAAGAGTCTGCTCAAAGAACTACAGCTCAAGCGCAACTTTAGACCTGACTTAATTGTCATAGACTACCTAAATATCTGTGCGAGCTCGAGGTTCAAGGCCGGAGCCAACATCAACAGTTATACCCTGATCAAGAGCATTGCCGAAGAGCTGCGTGGCATGGCCGTAGAACACGACGTACCCATACTAAGCGCTACTCAGACAACACGCAGTGGCTATGGCAATACCGAAGTTGAACTCACAGACACCAGCGAGAGTTTTGGTCTGCCAGCCACAGTAGACTTCATGTTTGCCCTGATCAGCACCGAAGATCTCGAAGCCCTGAACCAGATATTGGTCAAGCAGTTGAAAAATAGATACAATGATCCCACCATCAACAAGAAGTTTGTTGTTGGCATAGACCGAGCCAAGATGCGACTCTATGATCTAGAAAACAATGCCCAGCAAAGCATTAGCAATTCAGGCATAAAACTAGACCCCGAGCAAATTGACAGCCTAACCATGAAGAAAACGTTTAATAAGCTTCGTGACTTCAGTTCCATAAAAATCTAGGAGTAATCATGTTATTCGATCCCAAGACACGTCAGGCTCAGGTAGATCAGGCCCTAAGCGAAGCCAAAAAAGTTTTGGCTGAATACGAACATCATGATGCCAACGTTCGCCCCCAGGTGAATCTCATTCAAGAATACGGCCAAGAACCCGAAAAGTTTACGGACTAATGAAGGTTTATGTTAGGAATGCACGTGATCGAAAGTTCACGTCCATTCTAAAACTTGCCTGCGATACCTATGCCCGGCGTTTGTTCAAACGCCAGATGTTGCCCAATCTGGTTTTTCATATTCACATACATGAAAAGTTGGGCTACAATGGTCTGTGTGGATCGCTTGATCTCTACAAACCTCGTGAATTTGAAATAGACCTGGCCAGACAACGCAACAAGCTCAACATCATGGCCACTCTAGCT